CTCGTGCAGAGAGCTTGCTTAACAGAAGGATCAAGGATACCGTTGTGAAGGAACTTGTTGACTTCTAAAAGAGGGGCGGCGAGAGCCGCCCTAGTTGGAGCAAAATGAAAAACAATTATAGGGTAACATAAAAAATAAAATGCACAAAGAATTAAATCAAGAAGCTCTCTTTGATCTTGTAAGTCAACTGCCACCCAAGGCAAGTGGCGAACAAATAATAAACTTTATAGTGAATGTTGTAGAGGCATATGGTATGAATGAGAACTGGTTTAATATTGCGATTAGCATTGGTCATATTCTTGAGCAGCTACATGACGAAAACCGAAAGGATGTGACCATACACTGACGATAGTATAACAACCTCTCAGGTTTGCCTCAATTTACTATCGTTAAACTAGCGCAGGTTGAGAATACTGCTCTTCTCCCTGCGTGTTTTTTTTAAAAAAAAAGGAACGCCCGAAGGCGTCCCAGTATCAGAGTGGAGAAATCCAGATATATGTCTGAACCAATATCCTGACGCAATATCTAGCACTCCGCTATCAGAACGTCAAATACTTTCAATCATCTTGTCACACAAGTTGCTGACAAGTCTCAGTGTTTCATGGTGCGTAAGCTCAAGCACTGCCACCTCTTCACCGTCTACATAGACATGAATGACTGGTGCTTCTTCCCCTTCACGGACAATCAAAAACTTTTTAGAATGGGAGTGGATCATCGTCATCATCTGGATCATTGTAATCGTTTGGCACATCAAGGAACTCGTCAGGCACATACTTCCTATACGTTGATGTCGGAACATCAAACTCAAGCTCAGTCTCTCCTTGCTTGCCAACCCATGAGAAACGACACTTCCATATGTGTATCTCTGACATGGGAGAACCAGATGGGTTCGGCCTATGTACAGTCAAACCAACGTCAGCCTTAGCAAACCATGCCGCACTCCCAGATATGTCATACCCTTTGGGTGCAGGTACTTTACCGTCTGTTCCTCGCATCATCTTTGTCGGATGAGCTACGAACCACAAGTGTATCCCGTGCGCTTGAGCAAACACTCTGAGTTTTGTCAGCACGTCTGAGATCCACTCAGTTTCACTGGTATCCCTTCCCTTTTGAATATAATTATATGGGTCTATGATAGCTCCCCTGACACCATGTCGAAGCACTGCTATCTTTAATCTTTCGATGATGCTGTCCACCGATGACAGAGAACCATCTGCTTGATACAAAAAAGAAAAGTTCGATTGAACAAATTCTTTTCCATCCTGTAATTCTTTATTTGTTAGTCTTTCCATTGAACCTTGAAAGAAAGGTTTGCGAATATATTTACTAATCAGCTTTGCTATGTGCAGCCTTGGCTCATTCTCGAAGGAACATATCGCAAACTTCCAACCCTTTTCTTGTGCCATGTTTACCATGATCTGATCTATGAATTCTGACTTACCAGAGGATGGATGACCAGTAACAACGGTAAGCTGTCCTGCTACCACCGTATACAATTCGTCTACGTTGTCATAGCCAGTGCTCTCACCTCTACCCATACCGTTCTCGTAGATCTCATCAAGTTGTTCATAGAAATGCGAAGCGTCATACAATCCCGCGACAGGCCACGGTTTACAGTCAACTACAATTTTATCTACGGCATCCTTACCAAGCTTTACCAGTACGTCATTGGCATCCTTGCATCCCTCTGGGAACTCAATCTTAAAGCATCGATCTTTACCGATACGTCTGGCTATCTCTTCTGCCATTGCCTGACCTGCACTGTCTGCATCAGTGGCGATGATGATACGACCAGCCGCTTCTATTTTTTTCTTTGCAGCCCATAAGAACTTGAATTTATTATCTTCTTTCGGATCGATCTGTCCATCGACAACCTTCATTACCGCGCCGTTTGGCACAGATACAACGCTATCATAACCTGTTTCGATGAACGCAAGAGCATCCATCTCGCCCTCACAAATGATCAGATCATCGTTACGTTCTACACCCTGCACGTTGAAGAATGTCTGAGGTGCACCGCTGCAAGCGAAGCCTTTGTCCTCTATCGATCTTATCTTGTATGCATACTCCTGACCCTCATTGGTGTACGGAAACATGATGCATTCAGTTTCTTTTCCCAGTGCCTGTATCCAATGACGAGCTGAAACAAGCCCTGCCTTGATAGCTGTTTCTTTACTGATGCCTCTTCCTTGAAGCCATGCCTGGCAACCTTCTGTTAATTCTTTTCTTTGAACTTTTTTTGCAATGGACATTGTTGGTTCTCTCTTGATCTCTGGTAACTCCTCTCGCATTGGAACAATACCTTGCTGACCACAGTGCCAACACTGATATAAAGTTTTGTCTTGTTCTATGCGGAGAGAAAGTGTCTTA